CGACTGGTGAACGTGGAGCAAGGACCTGCCAACTTCTCATTGAAGAGGTGACAGTGAAAAGCCCCATGCCGCTCTTGCAGTGTGTGCTCGATGACTTGAGCACACTGTGTTGCACTAGCACCATCCGTGATCTCAAAACGATCACGGAGCGTTTCGAACACGAGGGGTTATCGTTTCTGACGATAACCCTACCTAGCTTTGGTTCGGACACCCAAAAGTGTCTAGACCAAGGCTTTGTTGGTCACGACCAGTTCCTTGGATTTTCAAGAACTGGGGGTCTCCCCCGATTTCTCGGAGGTTTCCTTGACCGTGTGTTCGATCGTGAGACTGGAGTGTTGCTCAGTGAGCCTTCTGTAGCGCACATCCACGCGATACGTCAGATAACTCTGATGTTCGCAAAGATTAATCTCCCTTGCACTCCTGCAAGAGAGAGACGCGCTATCAGGAGCTACATTGAGTGTGAGCAGGATGTTCGCAACAACGACGCGCGAATTAAGGGAGAACCCGAGAGGGCTTCTCGCTTCCTTCGCATGTCTACTCTGCTTTGGGGCGATCTTCTTTCCTCTCTGGACCATCTGGTCTTCGAGCAAGGAGCAGAAGCCATCATCCCAAAGCATGGCCCCGGTGCAACGGCCGACCGACTTAGAGGAAACTCTAAGTGGGAACAGTCCGAGTGGACCGAGCGACTGGAACAAGTGTTCCCTCATGGGATCCATCTTGCTTCCAGCTGGAGGTATTTCCAAGACCTCAGCCATGTGCGCATCCTCGAACCTGGCGCTGAAAGACCCGTCAGGGTCATCACAGTGCCTAAGACACTCAAGACTCCCAGAATCATCGCAGTTGAGCCTACTTGCATGCAATATGTGCAACAAGGACTTCTGGACGCATTCTGGAAGGCCGTCGAAGCAGATGACATCGCTTCAGGCCTTATCGGATGGGCAACGCAGGTGCCTAATCAGCACCTTGCTTGTGAGGGCTCTAGGAATGGAACCCTCGCTACCCTTGACCTCAGAGAGGCCTCCGACCGAGTCTCGAATCAGCATGTACGAGCTCTGCTTGAAAGACACCCCCACATCCGTGGGGCCGTGGATTCCTGCAGATCCCGAAAGGCTGATGTGCCTGGCCATGGCGGACTCCGCCTAGCCAAGTTCGCATCTATGGGTTCAGCTCTTACCTTTCCCATTGAGGCAATGGTCTTCGCGACCATCATCTTCATGGCGATAGAAAAAGAGCTCAACACATCCATCTCCCGAGGAAAGATCAAGAAGTTCCAAGGTCAGGTGCGCGTCTACGGGGACGATATCATTGTCCCCAGTAGATTTGTGCATGCGGTCACCACGGAACTAGAAGCTTTTGGGCTTCTAGTTAACGCGGACAAGTCTTTCTGGTCAGGCAAGTTCAGAGAGTCTTGCGGAAAGGATTACTACGACGGCGTGGACGTTTCTATTGTCCGCATGCGTCAGATGTTTCCTTCCTCACTGGCAGACGTTTCGGAGACTATCTCCACTGTCGACTTCCGCAACCAGCTTTACAAGGCTGGTATGTGGCAGTCGGCGGCCTGGATCGACCGCGAATTGGGG